ATATTTAGAAATAGTAAACAACGTCCTAAGACGCTTACGAGAGCGTACAGTGTCTACTGTGGATGAAACTTCATACTCAAGGCTCATTGGTGTCTTTGTTAATGATGCTAAAGAAGAATGTGAAAATGCTTGGAACTGGAGTGCTCTTAGAACAACCTTAAGTGCCACTACAGAGTCAGGTATCTTTAATTATGAACTAAACGGTTCTAAGAATCGTGCAACAGTATTAGATGTTATTAACGATACTAGCAATACGTTTATGCGTTATAAGACTGCCAGTGAAATGAACGACATCTTTTTGAACCAAACCCCTGCTTCAGGATCTCCTTTGTACTACAGCTTTAACGGCGTGTCTACTACAGACGGTGATACTCTTGTTGATTTATATCCTATTCCTAACGGTGCTTATGACTTACGTTTTAATGTTGTCTTACGCACAGGTGAATTAACATTAGATGCAGAACAATTATTAATTCCGGCTAAGCCTGTTCAACTACTTGCATATGCTAAAGCTGTTGAAGAACGGGGTGAAGACGGTGGTGCGTCAGGACTATCTGCATATAATTCCGCAGGACGTTCTTTGAATGATGCTATTTCATTAGATGCGGCTAAGCATCCTGAAGAAGAAATCTGGGCTACAGTATGACCAAACCATTACAGTCAGCCAGTATTGCCGCACCGGGGTTCTTTGGACTCAACACCCAAGAATCTGGTATTACCCTTGAGTCTGGGTATGCGCTACAGGCAACTAACTGTGTAATTGACAAATATGGTCGCTTAGGCGCACGTAAGGGTTGGGCATATCTAGCTGAATCCTCTGGTGTCAATCTCAAAGGTATGCATCGGTTTGTTGATATTGACGCTGTGGAATACTTTGGCGCATGGTCAGACACAAACTTTTATATTTACTCAGGTGGATCACTGACTCCAGTAACATACTCAGGATCTCAATCAATTACTGAGGGTAATTGGCAAGCTGTAACATTAAGTGATGCGGCATATTTGTTTCAAAAGAACTATGAACCACTATACTTTGATACTGTAACAGGAACAATTAAAGACATTTCTTCAGCCCCTTCAGCGGCAGGTACACCAATTGAAGGTAACTGTGCATTGTCTGCCTATGGGCGAGTATGGACAGCAGATACAGCAACAAATGTTACAACTATTTATTGGACTGACTTACTTGATCCTGCTCGTTGGAACTCAGGCACAGCAGGTAGCTTAGATCTCTCAACCATTCTCGTTAACGGTAATGATGAAATTATTGCACTAGGCGCACACAATGGTTTCTTAATTGTCTTTTGTAAAGCTAACATTATTATCTTTGGTGATAGTGACACCAGTAAAACATATCTTAATCCGGCAACACTACAGCTTGTAGAAGTTATTTCAGGTGTTGGTTGTATTGCTCGTGACAGTGTACAAAACACTGGTACTGACATTCTCTTCTTGTCTGAATCAGGCTTGCGTAGCCTTGGACGAGTAATCCAAGAAAAGTCAACACCAATGCGTGACTTGTCTAAGAACATTCGTGATGACCTTGTACAGGCTATTGAAGCGGCTCAGCCTAGCACAATTAAGTCATGCTACTCAGAGTCTAATGCATTCTATCTGCTTGCGTTTACAGCAACAAATAAAGTGTTTTGTTTTGATATGCGAGCACCATTACAAGACGGTAGCTCTCGTGTTACTGAATGGACAAACATGACGCATACTGATTATCTTGCATTTGACGGTGAGATATATCTAACTCAAGCAGACGGGCTTGCTCGTTACTTTGGGTACACTGACAATGGCTCTGCCTACCGTATGGTGTATTTTACAAACTACTTTGACCTAGGCAGTGCTTCATCAACTAAGATTCTCAAGCGTCTTGCAATTACTGTTATTGGTGCTACTGGTCAGGACTTTGTTGTGAAGTCTGGGTTTGACTACAGTGATGTGTACAATTCATATGCTCTGAATGTAAAACAGGGTGCGATCTATGAGTATAATGATTCTGAGTTTGGTCTGGCAACAAACAATGCGGCAGGTTCTCAGTCAACAGATACAATCACTGACGCAGATGGTAATCATTACACAGTAGACTTTGTGCTTGACAATACACTATCACCTGAGTACAGCGCAACGTACAAAGCATGGTTAGATGCTGATACATACTACTACACTGTTGATGATGGTAGTCGTACTGAAACAACACTCTATGTTAAACCATCACACTTTGCCGCAGAATACTCAGGCGGTACTTTGGTTGACACAATTCGTGTTGCGGGTAGTGGCAGTGGTTCTGTACTACAACTTGGTTTTGAAGCAGAGCTTAACGGCGGTGCTTTATCTATTCAGAAAATGGACATCTACGTAAAACAAGGTAGGATTCTATGAGTTCATATACTAAATCAACTGACTTTGCGTCAAAGGATGCCTTGCTTACAGGGAATCCATCTAAGGTTATTAAGGGTACAGAGATTGACGATGAATACAACGCTATTCAATCTGCAGTCAACTCTAAGGCAGACACTAACTCTCCGTCACTCACTGGTACACCTACGTCAATTACAGCGGCGGCTTCTACTGACACTACACAGATAGCTACTTGTGCGTTTACTCAGGCGGCTATTCAGCAGACAGGTATTATTGGTACTGCTCAGCTTGCGACAGATGCAGTAACAAATGCAAAGATTGCCACTGATGCTGTTAATGCTGATAGCATTGCGGCAAATGCAGTAGGGACTTCAGAAATTGCTGACAGCGTTAATTTAGGCGGTAATCCGACAACAACTACACAGTCTTCCGGAAATAGTTCTACACGTATTGCAACAACAGCGTTTGTTCAAGCGGCTTTACAAGCTGTTTATCCGGTTGGTTCAGTATATATTAATGCTACATCAACAACCAATCCTAACAACCTTCTAGGTTTTGGTACTTGGGTTGAGTTTGGCTCCGGGCGTGTTCTTGTCAGCCAAAATACTGGAGACTCTTCATTTAATTCACTTGAGGAAACTGGTGGTAGTGCAGATGCTACGTTGCCGTCACACACGCACACATTCAGTGATAGCTTTACAACAGACGGCGGAGGTGCTCATTCACACTCTCTTACTGATCCCGGACACCATCACCAAATTACTGGCCCTAATGGTGCTTTTAATGATAATTTAAATCCTACAACGGGAACAGGTAACTACGGGGGTGGTACACCTGACGATAGCTCAGAGCGTTATGATACATACGATGCTACAACTGGTATTAGTATTGGAAGTGTTGGTAACCATACGCACACAGGGTCTGTTAGCGGCACAACTACTTCAGCAGGTAGTTCAGGTACAAATGCAAACCTACAGCCATACATTGTTGTTAAGATGTGGAAGCGTACTGCTTGATAAAAACACCAGTAGCAATACAACCTGCGTACACAATTTATTTTGAACGACACGAAGACAAGACTTGGACACACGCAGACGTTAGGAAGTGGACACCTAGCATCAAAAGAGAATTTATGGATGTTCACGCAGTATTAAACATAATTCACAATGAGCCATTCTTTTGTCTTGTTGATAATGAAAAGCTAGAGAAATTTGTAACAACCATAGGGTACACTTTTGTTACCGATGTTGAATGCATTGACGGAGTAATTCGGAGAATTTATAAATGGGTGGTATAGTAAGCGGGCTGTTCGGTAAGGGCGGTTCTGGAGTAGCACAGCAGGGGATTGAGGAGGCCGCTCGCAGAGCAGAGCAAGGCTACTTCCGTCCTTATACAGTCACTGCCTCTGGCACAGGCACTGCAGGCTATGACCCAACGACAGGTGCGACAACATCATCACTAGCACCTGCGTATGCGGGTATGCAAGCGGGAGCAACCTTAGGTTCTATTGGATTGATTCCGGGACTCTTAGGAGCCGTAGGACAAGCACCTCAGCAGTTTGGTGGGTATGGTCAAGGACTGATGAACTTAGCGGCTCTACGGTCTGCTCAGGCACCACAACAGTTTAATTTTCAGTCACCATACGGACAGCAGATTCAACAGCAATCAATGGCGGCACCTCAGCAGTTTGGTTACACCCCAGACCTCGCAGGACGTACTCAGGAAATCTTTGGTCAACAGGCAGAGCTACTGCAACCAGAGTTTGAACGTCAAGCTACAGAACTCCAAGGTAGACTCTTTGGTAGTGGTACATTAGGTAAGCGATTAGCAACTCCCGGTGGTGGTATGGTTCAACAAGATGTTATGGGTCTTGGGGAATCACAACAGCGTACTCTTGCTAACCTTGCCGCACAGTCTCGTCAACAAGCACTAGGAGAAGAAGCACAGCGTTATCAGCAGGAGCTTGGTGTATTTGGTACAAACGTCGGACAACGACAACAAGCACTTAAGAACCTTATGGGTGCAGAAGCTCAATTGTTCGGACAGCAAGCACAACAATACGGTCTTGGTCAGACAGCCGAACAACAAGCACTTCAACGCCTACTTGCCGCACAAGGTCAAGGATTCTCTCAAGCCGCTCAAGCATACGGTTTGGGTCAAGGAGCACAGCAACAGCAGATTCAGAATGCTATGGCATTGCAACAGGGTCTGTTCGGACAGGCTCTTGGTCTTGGTCAACTGGAGCAAGGACTGTACGCAGGTGGCTTGGCGAACGAACAAGCTCGTGCGGCGGCGGCCTTGGGTGCAGGACAGCTTGCTGTATCTCCTTATGCTACAGCGGCAGATATGCAACAACGTCAGCAAGAAGCTAATGCAGGGTTCTTTGGTGACGCTTTGGGAGCGGCGGCCACGGCTTATGCAAGTGATATTCGTCTCAAAGAAAATATTAACCATGTAGACACACTACCTAACGGTATCAAACTCTATACATGGGATTGGAAAGAAGAACGCAACGACCCGACATTCGGTGTAATTGCTCAGGAAATTTCTCAAGTAATTCCTGAAGCCGTTATTGAGAATCCAGATGGTTATCTCATGGTCAACTATGCTCATCCAGAATTAAAAGGAGTCCATTAATGGCTAAACAAGATACAGTCTATTCTATGTTTGGAATGAAGACTCCTCAGCAGATTGCTCAGGAAGAGTTTGAAAGAGCCTTTAGCTACAAACCGGGCCCTTCTGGTTACCAACGTGCCGGGGCAGGTCTTGGGATGCTCTTAGGATCTTTGTTCCGTGGAGAATCTGACGAAATGCGTCAGGCTAAAGAACGTGAAGACATTTATGCTCAATCAGAGCAAGAGCTAGCAGATACAGAACGTCGGCAACTAGAGTTAGACGCTCAGTCATTTACTGAGGAATTAACACCCGATAATATTGGTGCGGCTGTAGCTGTCGAGCAGAAGCTAAAGGATGACGACGACCCGTTCAATAAAGAAATATCTGAACTGAATCGTCGAGCAGATCAACTTAAAATAATGGCTGATAGGTTCAAGGCGGCAGGACAACCTGCATCGTATACTCAAGGACTAGAGCAGGAAGCACTTAAGACACGTATGCTCGCCTACAGTCGTATGAGGGATAAGCAAAAGTTTGCTCAAGATACTGTCAAAAATCAACTTGACACGCAGTTAACTCAAGAACGTATTAAGGAGCTACAGAATAAAGATAAGTTGAACCCTGCGGAGCTTGCAGAAATTCAGCTTAAGTCAACTCCAGAGAGTTATCAAAAGTGGCTGAAGGGTACAGGAACTCTTGTCCCTAATCCTAAGGGGCTCACTGGGCGAGCATCCTCAGCAATTCAGAATTGGCAACAACTTGTCGCCCTTAGAGAACAAGACCCGACAGGACAATTAGCGGAAGAGTTCTTTTCCTTAGTGCGTAGCTCTGCACCGTTTATTAAAGACTTAAATGATCGTTTTGTTTTTCTCAATCCTATGAATCCAACCCAAGAAATTGGATCAATTGACAAAGGAATCTCCCCAGAGCAAAAACCAGAAGCGGTGGCAGAACGTAAGGCCGCTGAAGCTGTCGGAACAGAGGTAGCAGAGAGTAAAATTAAAGCTCCCGGACAACTTATGCAGATGGCTGAGTATGACGCTCAGTTACAAGACCTTCTAGCCAACCCCGGATCTCCGGCTATCTTTGGTTTTGCAGGTGAAACTAGAGCAGGTATTCCGGGAACTGATGCTTTTGGTGCCGCCGCTAAGTTAGAGCAGGTTCAAGGCTCTGCCTTCTTATCAGCAGTACCACAAATGAAAGGCTTAGGTGCCTTGTCTGATGCGGAAGGTCGAGCAATCACTGCATCGGTCAATGCGCTAAAGATTGGCCTTCCTTGGAAACAAGCGCAGAAAGAGATTGCTAAAGTTCGTACTCTGCTTTCTCGTGGTCAAGAACGACTTAAAGAGAATCAGCTACTGACCCCAGAGCAAGTACTGAACCAAGCCTTAGGTCTTGAGGAAGAACGTACTACTTCAGGTGGTATTCGCTACAAAATCATAGGACAATAAGCATGGGCATCAAATACGAAATTGGCGGTCGTCAGATTGAAGTAGACCGTGAGTTGACAGATGAAGAAATTGAAGCTATTGCCGCTGATGTCCAAGGACTCTATGGCTCTGCTGACATGGACGTGCCTACAACAGGTAACCTGACTGCCCCTCAACCACCATACCCAAATATGCCTCAGGAAACCATGAGCTTTGGTGAGACTGCTGTGGAGTCACTGCCTGCGATAGGCGGTGGTTTAGCAGGAATGGCAGGGTTTGCCGCAGGTGGCCCTGCTTTGGCTGTTCCTGCGGCGGCAGGAGGTGGTGTGGCAGGTCAAATGGCTCAAGACATCATTCGTGGTGAACCATTCCAACCAACAGAACTTTTGTCTCAAGGGCTCACTCAGGCCGCTTTTGAAGCCGGTGGTACTCTTGTAGTCAATGCCGCAGGTAAAGTCCTTAGGTACACTCCAGACATGCTCAAGGCAATGGGTATCTCTCAGGGTGCTGATCCAATGGTAGCGGCTCGTCAAGCGATGCAGATGGCTCCTACAGCAGGAAGTCGAGAGTCTATGGTTGAAACTCAACGCATACTGCAGGAAGGTGTCCCCGGAGGAAAGCCCGGAGAACAGATCACAGGTACACTGTCTCGTTCTCAGACAGGAGAGGCAAGTGCTATTGCTCGTGTCATGGAGTCTTTGGGTGAGATTGGTATCTTTGGTCAGTCTACTTTTAAACAGAATGACGAGAACATTGAGACAATCTTACAGACTCGTCTTGATGAAGTCTTAGGTGGCATGAGTGGTCAAGTACGCACTACATCAGAGATCGGTGAAACCTACGTCGACACAATCAACACCGCTAGTCGTACTTTGAATGAAGGCTATGGTGCTCAACTGTCTGCCATTCAATCAGAGTTTAAGACTGGTCGTGTTGATACACGGGCTATCAAAGCATGGGCCTCAGGTAAAATCAAGGAATCCAAGAGAGCATCTGAGAGTGGTAAGTTCTCAACCTTAGAAGACGACACCCTAACCGAATTGAATCGTATCATTGATCTTCCTGATTCAGTATCAGGGGATGCACTACTTGAGACATTCAAAGTTATCTCTCAAAAGTCCTCAAGTATGCTTGAGAAGGGGTCTCAAGGATACAACTCTATTGCTTCTGCTCAGTTGACTGATCTTATCGTCAAGGACTTTAAACCTTTTGTTCATGAGCAACTACGTAAGATCAATCCTAAAGCCTTTGACGACTACGATACACTAAATGCTAACTTTGCCTCCTCTAAGAAACTATTGACACCTGCGTTGCTCAAAGGTGTTGCTCAGCGGGGCAAGAAAGAAGACTTTAGTGGTGTCGGTGCGGCTCTGACAGAGACCAATAACCCTGAGGTTGTCAAGCAAGCCTTCTCTGCTTTAGGTCAAGCCAAGAAAGTCAACAAAGATCTTAATGTCCTAGAGGCCACAGAAGCTCTCAGACAAGGTTATCTTTTGAAACTGATGGGTGGCTCTAGCCGTGACATGAAGCAGGTCGTACAGGCCGCTACACAGCTTAAGAAATACCCTAAGAAGCAAGAAGTGTTTGATTCAGTCCTAGGTGCCTCTGCTCCGGGCGTACAGAAGCTCCTTAATGCGGCTTATGATGTCTCTAATAAACCACAGGTCGGTGTCTTGTCATTGATGTTACGTGGGGAGGAATCTAAGGCGATTCAGTTGATGGCTACAGGAGCTATTGGATTTGGTGGGACTGCAACGGATGTTGCTCTAGCCGCAGGTGTATTGGCTACTCCTAGGCTGTTCGCTAAGTTAGCTCTTAAACCTTCTGCAGTTGACAAGCTCCTGCAACTAGATAAAGCATCTAGCAAGATGGCACCTAAGCTAATCATGTCTAACCTATCTCGTATTGCAAATGAAG